ATATAGGACACGATGTCGGCAACGGAACGGAATACAGACGAATGAAAGACGAAAGCTTGGCACGTGCGCAAAGCGTGTGGGATAAATACCAAGACATATATCATAACCAAAAGAACATAAGATGCGAATACTTTGTATAACTTCTGCCAACTCAGGTGTAGGACTGCACAGGATAATGATGCCAATAGTACATTTAGAAAAAGAGTACGCACTTATTACAGACGTATTAAATGACGAACTACTTGAGCAAGGGTGGGATATTGTTCTTATGAATAGAATGCTGAATGAAATAGATGCAAAGAAAATGGACACTTGGCGAACCAAGTACGGCTTTAAGTTAGTAGTAGATAATGACGATTATTGGGAACTTAGCGAAAGCCATTTGTTATTTTACAAATACAAATTTGATAACATAGGCAAAAAGATTACCGATTATTTAGAAGTTGCAGACCTATGCACTTGCACACATGAAAGGTTAGCAAGTGAGATAAGCCAATACAATAAGAACGTTCACATATTACCAAACGCATTACCTTACGGACAAGAGCAGTTCCAGGATAACAAGACCGAAGATTACAAAGTAAGGTTGTTTTGGTCAGGTAGCGGAACGCACGAAAGAGATTTAGAAATACTTAGGCAGCCTTTTAAAAGGTTACAAGGTATGAATATAAGAACTGTAATAGCAGGTTACAATGACGGGGAGAAACCGATATGGGATAAAATGATTGACGCCTTTACTTGCGGACTAAAGCTTAATCCCACGATCTATAACTATGCAAGAGTAACGGAATATATGGGTGCTTATACGGACTCAGACATTTCAGTTATCCCACTTGTAGATAACAAGTTTAACGCTATGAAGTCAAATTTAAAGGTATTAGAAACGGCTTCTAAAAAGAACCCTGCCATAGTTAGCCACGTTAATCCTTACTTAGATATGCCGGTACACTATGTTAAAAGCCAGAAGGATTGGTATAAACATATAAGAGATTTAGTCAGCGACGCGGATATGCGAAAGGAAAGCGGACAGAAGTTATTTGAGTTCTGCCAAAAGAAGTATAACTTTGACGAGATAAATTTAGATCGAAAGTATATTTATAGTAAACTATGCCAGTAATAAAATGCGCCTCTAATGGCAAATATCGGATTGGAAACGGGTCTTGCATCTACGATACCGAAGAGAAGGCTAACAAAGTTTGGAAGGCTATCCTTGCAGGTGGCAAGTTTGCCGAAAGCTATACCGATTATCCTGAGTCAGCAACTAACAACGCAAAGAGGGCAATAGAATGGGCTGAGAAAAATGGTTGGGGTTCGTGTCTTGAAGCAACTGGCAAAGCAAGGGCAAGGCAATTAGCAAATCGTGAGCCGATTAGTAGAGACACGATTGCTCGTATGGCTTCGTTTAAAAGACATCAACAACATAAAGATGTACCTTATAGCGAAGGTTGTGGTGGGTTAATGTGGGACGCTTGGGGTGGTACGAGTGGGGTTGAATGGGCGATTAATAAGTTAAAAGAAATAGACAATAAATAATTTGCATACTTAATTTTTTATTTATTAAATAACGGAAAAATTAATGGGGAAAGTATGCAGAAACACACACAAATTTATTTGCAGGGAATGGGGTATAAAACAACGGACTTTATTCCTTGCGAAGTGTGTGGCGCACAGGCAGTAGACGTGCATCATATTGAGGCAAGGGGAATGGGTGGCAATAAAAAGGCAGATGTAATAGAAAACCTAATGGGACTTTGTAGGAAGTGCCACATAGAATACGGAGACAAGAAACAATATAAAGAGTTTTTAAAAGACATACACGCAAAAAATTATGGCAAAGGGTAACGAGAATAAGAACAAAATTAGCTTTGGCAAACGCAAAAGAGGGTCTGCAAAGAAGTCCTATAACAAGCACACGCCCAGAGAAAAAGCATATAGAGGTCAAGGACGATGAGAAAGCTAAACGCTATATGGCTTCTCCTAACACATAAGGCTTACTTCGTAGCAGTATGTAAGACGGGTAAAAACGGAGACGATATGACCACGATAGGACACTACACCTATGCTATGGCAGAAACTTTGATTAACAAACATATAGCAGACGTAGACACTTACTTAGATCAAGAAGACGCAATAGACGAAGCAAACGATATAATAAACGGCATACTATGATACAAAACGTACCAATCAACACAGTAAAAGCAAACCCAAACAACCCCAGAATAATTAAGGACGATAAGTTTGCAAAGCTTGTTAAGTCAATTAACGAGTTCCCTCAGATGCTAAACCTTAGACCTATTGTTGTTAATGACGATATGGTTGTGCTTGGTGGCAATATGAGATTAAAGGCTTGTAAGGAAGCAGGACTTAAAGAAGTGCCAATCATCAAAGCAAGTGAATTAACCGAGCAGCAGCAAAAGGAATTTATAGTTAAAGACAACGTAGGCTATGGCGAATGGGATTGGAACGACTTAGCTAATAACTGGGATGCAGATCAATTACAAGATTGGGGGTTAGATATACCAGGTTTTGATACAAGTTTTGAAGATAAAAATAAAGAACTAACTTTAGATGATATTACTGACTCAATGACTATAAATTTAAAATATACTGAAGAGGAATATTATATAGTTAAAGAAAGCTTATCAAAAATAGCACCTACACCAGAACAAGCAATTTGGAAATTATTAGGCAATGATTAAATACGAATACAATAATTATAAATTTCCTTATAAATGGAATTTGACTGATGGCTACCCGGCAAAAGGTATAAAATCAAATGGTTTAAAAGTATTTGGAACTTTTATTTGTGGTGGTGGTTCAACTATGGGTTATAAATTAGCAGGGTTTACACATTTAGGCGGTGTTGAAATTGACCCACAAGTAGCTGATATATATAAAACAAATCACAATCCAAAGTATTTATATAATCAAGATATAAGAGAATTTAATAAACTTATTGATTTACCTGAAGAGTTATATAATCTTGATTTATTAGACGGAAGCCCCCCTTGTTCTACATTTTCAATGGCAGGGAGCAGGGAAAAGGCTTGGGGTAAAGAAAAACAATTTAAAGAAGGACAAGCATTTCAGACTTTAGATGATTTAGTATTTGAGTATTGCAATACTATTATAAAATTAAAGCCAAAGGTATTCTTATTAGAAAATGTAAAAGGTATTATCTTAGGTAATGCAAAAGCATATTCTAAAAAGATTGTACAAACAATGGAACAAGCAGGATATAATGTACAAATATTTCTTTTAAATGGTGCATCTATGGGAGTACCACAAAGAAGGGAAAGGGTATTTTTTATAGGACATAAAAAAGAATTAAACCTTAAAGCTTTAAGATTAGATTTTAATGAAAAGCCGGTCCTATATAAAGATATAGAAGATGGATCAGTAGGTAAATTAATTACAGGAGAAGCTTTAAATCTATGGAATATTTGTCCTGAAGGCAATTCTTTAAGTAAAGTACACCCTAAAGGAAATTATTTTGGTTCTTTTAAAATATCACCTAATATAGTTTGTAATACTATTATAGCATCAGATAGTAGCCCTATTTTACATTACAACAAACCTAATTATATATCTGATAGTGATTTATGTAAGATTGGAACTTACCCTTTAGATTATAATTTTAAGACATTAAAACCAAAGTATTTAATAGGTATGAGCGTTCCCCCTATTATGACTGCACAAATAGCGCATCAAATTTATTTACAATGGTTTAAAACAGAAGGATAACAGAATGAGCAAAGAACATTTAATACCATTTAAACCAGGACAATCCGGAAACCCAAACGGCAGACCCAGGAAGTATATAAGCCTACTAAAAGAGCAAGGCTATAAACTTGCTGAGATAAACGATACCATACAAGCTATGATGTCAATGGACTTAGAGGAACTTAAAACAGTATGGGATAACCCAAAGGCAACGATACTTGAAAAGACGATTGCAGCAGCTATGCGTAAGAGCTTAGAGAAAGGCAGCCTTTATAGTTTAGAAACTTTGCTTACCCGTGTTTATGGTAAGCCTAAAGAACAAATGGATATACAAACAGATAACAGGATTGAGATAGTATTTGTAGACGGCAAGACAATTCTTTAATGCGTATAGAACTACCTAACGGACATATAAACCAAAAGAAGATACTTGACTGCGAAGCCAGGTACATAGTTGTGATGTGTGGGCGAAGGTTTGGCAAATCGGAACTATCCCAGATCAAATGTATTACAACCGCAATAAAAGGCGGACAAGTTGCTTACATAACCCCTACCTATAAATTAGCTAAGGTATTCTTTGAGAAGCTATGCAATAGCCTTCCCTTCCCTAATAACAAATCCGACTTAAATATTAGCTTCCCGAATGGTGGCAAGGTCGAGTTCTTTACAGGGGAACGCTTGGATAACCTAAGAGGGCGCAAGTTTAACCTGGTAATAGTAGATGAGGCTTCCTTTATACCTAACCTTGAAGACGGGTGGCTTAACTCAATAAGACCTACCTTAACGGACTACAAGGGTAAGGCTATATTCCTTAGCACCCCTAAAGGTAAAAACTACTTCTTTAGTTTGTTTAGCAAAGCAGAACCGGACTGGCAAAGCTTTAAGTTTACTACATACGATAACCCTTACATTGATCCAAACGAAATAGACGATGCCCGGAAGCAACTGCCAGAGGTTGTGTTTGAGCAGGAGTATATGGCAAACCCGGCTGAGAACGCAGCAAACCCATTCGGTAGCCAACATATACGCAAGTGCTTACACCCAGTAACAACAATGCCGGTAGTGGCTTATGGAATTGATCTGGCGAAGTCAGTCGATTGGACAGTTATAGTAGGTTTAGACGAAGACGGGAATGTGGCTTATTTTGACCGCTTTCAAATGGATTGGCACAATACCAAGCAAACTATCCTTAGGCTGCCAAAATGCCCTATCCTTGTCGATTCTACGGGGGTTGGAGACCCGATACTTGAAGACCTGCAAAGAGAAGGGGTAATGATACAAGGCTTAAAGTTTACAAGTTCAAGTAAGCAGCAGCTAATGGAAGGGCTACAGGCTGCGATACATCAAGGCAAGATTGGCTATCCTGAAGGGATAATAAGCCAGGAGTTAGAAGTATTTGAATATCAGTACACGGCAACGGGGGTTAAGTACTCAGCACCTTCAGGCTTTCACGATGATGCGGTTGTAGGCTTGGCTTTGGCTTGGCAGAACTTCAGCCTTAAACGTGGCACAGGTAGGTACGCCTTCCTATAATTGCAACAAGGTTACAAAAATAAATTTAAGAAATATTTGGTGGATTGTGTAAAACTTGTATATTTGATTATTATTTAATCAAAACACAAACACAATGAAAAAAGAAACCGCACAATTATTAGCCGTATTTTTAGTAGCTTGTTACCTTATTGGTCAACTTCAAGACATCTACTCAAAATGATTTACACTATTTGCCTTCTGCTAATTGCAACAGGTTTTGTAATGGCAGCATTAACTGACTATTTAATTAAACACAATGACACAAAGCGCAAAAGAATACATAGACAAATATTACGCAAGTGAGCCGATTAGC